TGGATGGACCGGGCGAGATGCTGGCGCAGGAGATAGCCCGCCGCGTCGGCCGCGATCGGTGCTTCCGTGTGAAGATGCCGCTTCAGGGAGACGTGCAGTGCAAGGACGGCAACGAGTGCCTTACCGCTCATGGTGCCGAGATTCTGCGCGAATGTGTTTCTATTGCGGAGCCGTGGCCGATCGAAGGACTGCACGAGGTTGAAGACTTCGCCTTGGAAGTGATGGACCTCTACCACGGTCGAGGTCCGCAACCGCTATCGACCGGGTTTCGCGAGTTCGACAAGGCCTTCAAGTACATCCCCGGCCAGTTCATCGCCGTGACGGGCATTCCCAACCACGGCAAGTCCCGGTGGCTGGATCAGGTCGCGGTCCAGACGTCCCGGCTTCGCGACGAGAAGTGGGCCATGTTCTCCCCCGAGACCGGCGAGGCCAACCACATCGTCGACCTGTGCGAGATATGGGCCGGCAACCCGTTCCACGACGGGCCAAGTCAGCGGATGACGGAACGCGATGTCGCCGACGCCCTTGCCTGGCTCAATCAGAGGATATTCCTCCTCGGCGCTGTCGAGCATACGCCGTCGATCGACTGGTTGCTGGAGCGAGCGCGAGCGGCAGTGGTGCGGTACGGCGTCACCAACGTCGTCTTCGATCCGTACAACGAGGTCGAGGCGTCCCGGCCGGAAAAGCAAACGGAGACGGAGTTCGTCTCGCAACTCATTTCGAAGTGCAAGCGGTTCGCCAAGCATCACGGCTGCACGGTCTGGATGATTATCCATCCCACGAAGCTCAAGAGCCAGGAAGACGGAAAGGACCCGGTCCCCGGCCTGTACGATCTCGCCGGCAGCGCGCATTGGCGCAACAAGGCGGATGCTGGCCTCGTCGTCTACCGCGACTACGAGAAGGACGCGACCTTCGTCATTTCCAAGAAAATCAGGCGCCAGCCGATATGCGGCAGGCCGGGTTCCGTCCGATTCCAATTTGTCGGTATCGACCGGCGTTTCAACGAATTCGAAGGCACCTACACCCCCCTCGGGAAGGAAAGCATATGATCGAGCAAGACTACACCGACTTCTGCAACGTGGCGACCGATCTCGTGGAGCGCGCAGAAGGATATTTTGCGCGGATTTCCGACGAAACCCTCCACCAGTTGCGAGGACTGGTTCGCAGTGAAATGGCCGCGTCTCCCGGCGGAACGGTCGCGCCGGGATATGATTTTCTTGCTGGCATGCTTGACGCAGAAGTCGAAGATCGGGAACGCCATCCCATGAAGGCCTTCCAGACAGCGATGCTGGACTTCACGTCGGCAAAATGCGCGGCAATCAGCGAATTGGTGGCCAAGCTTACCGCTCTGCCGAATGCAGAATGGAACCGGGCGCGCGACGCTCTGCAAAGTTGGATCGCGAACGGTTGTTCGAATGAAAAGGCCTATCGCCGCGTAGTCGACGAGGTCGACTACGAGCGCGCGCGTCTCGCGTCGAGCGATCAGGCACATCCTGCGCCCAAAATCCCGTTCTGAGGACTGAACATGCAGCGGTTCAGCCATTCCGAAATGCAGCACGAGATCGAGAAGATGGTCTGGAGCAAGCGGGCGTGGCTGGGGGCGTTCAGCGACGGGCGGACAAAGCGCCCTGACCACGAGATCGAAACCCGTACCCGCGAACTCGCCGTCCTAGAGCAGGCGGCCGAGGACTACCGCGCTGCCGCAGAGAGGAAATCCGCATGAGCAACGTGAGAAAGGAAGTCCAGGCGCACATCCGAAAGTTCATCGCCGATCGTCGCGCGGGAATGCCTGACGGAGCCAAGGGGCTCGGGGAGTTCGAGGCGGTGGAAGCCGCCTACCCCGGCATCCCGTACATGGAGGTCATCCTTGCTCAGGCCGATGTCGATGCTGCCGAACAGGAAGCGTGGTGGCAGTCGATCGAGAAGACCATCGACGGCGAGGTCATCGAGCGCGCTCTGACGATAGGTGCGAAATGACCTTGCGCCCTATCGAGCCCGTCAACATCGCCGACCTGGCGCCGGCCGTACCGACGACGGGTCAGCCGATCTTTGAATACGTGGACCCGCGCTCGCTCTACGTTGACGCCACGTACCAGCGCGACGTGTCCGAACGCGGCCTGCGCCAAATCCGCAAGATGGTCGAAGCATGGGATTGGCGAAGGTTCAGCCCGCCGACCGTCGTCTACGGGGAGGACGCGGACGGCAAGACCGTGCTGATCGTGATCGACGGTCAGCATCGGTCGATCGCTGCGGCCAGCCATCCAGGCATTGACGCGATCCCGGTGATGATCGTCGAGGCGAAGGAGACGGCGGAGCAGGCCAAGGCCTTCGTCGGGACGAACGTCGACCGGCTGGCCGTCACCAACCTGGCGCTGCACCGCGCGGCGCTCGCGGCCGGCGATGAGGAAGCCTTGGCGATCCAGCGTGTCGTTGACAAGGCTGATGTGCGCCTGATGGCCTCGGCGAACGTGAAGTACGAGACCGGCGACTGCACGGCCATCGTTGCGGTCTCCGGGCTGGTGAAGCGGCATGGTGAACAGAAGGCCGTGGAAATCCTGCATATCCTTGCCGAGGCCAATCTGATCCCGATCGCAACGCCTCACGTCAAGGCGGTCGAAATGCTGATGACGAAGGACGAATATTGCGATGCCTTCGAGCCGGTGGACTTGATTGCGGCGATGCTGTCGACGCTATCGATCGGCGGTGACGCCAAGCTGTTCGCGGCTGAACATAAGGTGCCGTTGTGGCGGGCCATGGCCGCGCTGTGGTTTCGGAAGGTCAAGAAGCGGCGGGTGCCTCGGGCCGCCGACGGACCCGAGCCAGCTCGTGCAAAAAATGCACATACTGCCCCGACCCCGATTGCTCCGCACCCAACGGCGGACAAGTTGTCCGCTGCATCGCAGTGCGCTCGGCCGCGCACGATCACCCCGCACCAGATCCCGACGCAGAAGAACGTGACGGCCGCCGTGATGGGCGATCCAGATCCGAGCCGCTCGGCGCTGGCAGACTGGAAAGCGAGACAGGCGTCATGAGCCCCGTCGTGAAAGCGCTTCTCGCCACCATGTGCGGCATAGCTGCCGGATGGGTGACTATGGCCCAGATAGATGCCTCACGGTGGGGCCGGGATGCCACTGATGGCGAACGGCGCTCCGGCCTAGGCCTTCGTACCGATCACGGAACCGGGTGCCAATACCTCGTCACGCCATGGGGCGGCATCACGCCTCGGCTGGATCGGCAGGGTCAACACTTGTGTGGATCGCGGCCATGACGATCACGTCTCCATGGGAAGGGCATCCGCTTGAGCCTGCATTTTGGGGTTGTGTCCGGTGGGGCCTCGGCAGCGATAAGCTGCTCATGACCTATCGCGCGGCGACCGGCGACGAGTGGCGGCCGGGCGTATCCGCGCTTGAGAAGCTGATCGACACGGCGGCTGGCGCCGACAGCGCATTCCTCCAGCGCTTCGCCGATTGGGTAGCGGACAATGTGTTCGGCCGCCCGGAAAACCTCGACGAGGCCGACGATGACGATTGCTGAGCGCAAAGAACGTGAGCGGATCGATCGTGAGAACCCATGGCGTCCGATGAAGGACGCCAGACCGGACGGCACAATCTGCGAGCTTCTGTTCAACGATATGGTTGGCGACTTTCCGACGGCACTGCACTACTTCCTCGACGCCGACGGTAGTTGGTACCGGATCGACCCTCCCGAACAAGTGTCGCCGTGGCCTTATCCCATGAACTGGCGTCCGGCGTACGTAAAAATGACACCCGAGCGCCGCGCCGTGGTTAAGCGGAGGGCGCAACGATGACCGCGGTTGAACACGGGTTCGTCATCGTCCGTCCTGGCGGCCGTCCGGTGGGCAATCACCTCTATGCCGACCGGATCGCGGCCGAGTTCGTCAGGGACAATCTGTCCGGCGATTACGCCGTGCGCCCCGCGCGCCGCGTCTCGTCCCTCCGCAAGGCCAGCACGACTACGCTGGCTATGCACACCGAAATCATCATCGATCAGGAGCCCGCATGAAGATCACCGTTCCCCGCTGCCTGACCATCTCCGTCCCGCCGCGCCGCTGGTTCGTGCTGCGGGTGCGCCCGTCGTATTCGGACAGCATCTTCGAAAAGCTCGCCGAGGCGGGGTACAGCGTCTACCTGCCGCGCCACAGGTACGACAAGTTCAACCGTCGGATGCGGGTCTTGGTCGAGCGCTCTAACCCGCTCATGGCCGGATATCTGTTCCTGGTCCATCCCCGGCAGGGCCAATCCGTCGACGACTGGAGCGAGGTCCGCGCGATCGACGGCGTTTTGAGCCCGCTCAGGGATGATCGTGGGCCGCTGCTGATCCCCGAGATCGTCATCGAGAAGATTACGGCGGCGGAGTTCTCCAGCACCTATGACGACACACAGGCGGCGAAGAAGATGCGCGGCGAAACCGAGCGGGCAAAGATGGAAGAGCGCTTCAAGCCGGGCGGCCAGTTCCAGGTCAACGACGGCCCGTTCGCCTCATTCCTCGGCGTGGTGGATAGCCTGACCGAGGACGATCGCGTCAAGATGCTGCTCGATATCTTCGGCAGGTTTGTCCCGGTCGATTTCAACGCCGACCAGTTGGACGACTCGCCGGTGAAGCCGAAGGCTGCGTGAATCTGTGCACAACGGCGAAGGCTGTTGTCTAAGCAGTGCAAATCACCTATGTGTGTTCGTGGACGAATCGTTCGACTGATTGGGGGCCTTCGGGCACTGCCAGCGGGACGGTCCCAGCCCGGAGGAACGGCCACAGGCCTCTCTCGGGCGATTGGCGTACTTTGCCCAAAATTGCCGCCCGCTGAACATGCCTATGGCCTCGGCGGGCTCATGTGTAGGTCCAGGGGATTTCCCGTAGGCCAGCGAGCGCAGCGCTTGGGGTCACTCCCCGTCCTGCGAAGTCCTCGGGTCGACACGGGGCAGCGAGAGGGCGGAACGGGCTACCGCCGCGCCATCATCCTGATTGTGGTGGTCAAGGTGCTCCTGAGCGCCGGAGATGCAGGAAGTCGCCGCCCTGCCTCGCATTGAGTTCACCCACTGGTAGCGTGCTGCCAGTCCAAAGGGGTCGCCCGTCTCGACCCCCTTGCGTCTTCATGGCCCCGCGCATTCCTCCCCTGATCTCCGGCTATGGGGACAAAGCTCTTCGCTCGTAGAACTTAGAACCTCCCGTGCGGGGCGGGCCTTGGCCGGCCTTCATTGATGCGGGGAAGCGAGGGCGCCGGAAATCAATCAGCGCAGAATTGCGCCGATCCCATGCAGCCGCTCAGACCGGCGAGGAAAGACCATGCACCGCACCACGGACTTCACGCAGGAGTTAGCGGACGAAATCTGCGCGCGGATAGCTGACGGTGAAAGCCTCAAGGCCATCTGCGAAGAACAGGGCATGCCGCACAGGGCCACGGTGTTCCGCTGGCTGGCAGCGCATGAAACCTTTCGCGACATGTACGCGCACGCGAGGCTCAGCCAGGCCGACGCGCTGTTCGATGAAATCCTCGGGATCGCCGACACGCCCATGATTGGCGAGAAGACCAAGGAAACGTCGGACGGCAAGACCGAGACGACGACGGGCGACATGATCGAGCATCGCCGGCTTCAGGTCGACACGCGCAAGTGGATGGCCGCCAGGCTCGCGCCGAAGAAGTACGGCGACAAGCTGGAACTGGCGGGCGATCCGAACAATCCGGTTCTCGTGCCTGTGGTCAATGTCAGCATCGGCGGCGGTTCTTGACCTCAAGCTGCACCTTAAGCAGGGTGTAGCGTTCCAGACGGAGGCGACGGAGGTTCTTTACGGCGGCGCGGCTGGCGGCGGGAAATCGCACCTGATGCGCGCTGCGGCCGTGACGTGGTGTTCCGAGATACCGGGGCTTCAGGTCTATCTGTTCCGCCGTATCCGCGACGATCTGGTCAAGAACCACATGGAAGGCCCTCAGGGCTTCCGCGCGATGCTCGCGGGCTGGGTGCTGTGCGGCTTCGTCACGATCGTCGAGGACGAAATCCGGTTCTGGAACGGCAGCAAGATCTACCTCTGCCACTGCAAGGACGAGAAGGACCGGTTCAAATATCAGGGCGCGGAAATCCACGTCCTGCTGATCGATGAGCTGACGCACTTCACGGAGACGATCTACCGATTCCTGCGCAACCGCGTCCGCATGGTCGGCATCACGGTCCCTGCGAAGTATGAAGGCCGGTTCCCGCGTATCCTCTGCGGCGCCAACCCTGGCGGTATCGGCCATCAGTTCGTCAAGACCACGTTCATCGACGGCGCCGTCAAGTTCAAGGTCTACCGGGCGGCGAACAGCGAGGGCGGGATGCTGCGCCAATACATTCCGGCGCAGCTCGAAGACAACCCGTCGATGAACGACAATGATCCGGGATACGAGGCGAGGCTTCAGGGTCTCGGCTCGGAAAGCCTGGTCCGCGCCATGCGGTACGGCGATTGGGATGTGGTCGAGGGCGCTTACTTCGACAATTTCCGCCGTGAACGGCATGTGGTGAAGCCGTTCCTCTTGCCGAAGCACTGGACGCGGTTCCGTGCCGGCGATTGGGGATCGGCCAAGCCTTTCGCTTTCGGATGGTTCGCCGTGGCGTCGGAAGAGACGATCATCGGTCCCGGCCGTGTCGTGCCGCGCGGTGCGCTGGTGATGTACCGCGAATGGTACGGTGTGAAGACGGACGCCGCTGGCAAGTACAAGGCCGATGTGGGCGTGAAGATGCACGCCGACGAGGTCGGGGCAGGCGTTCGCGAGCGGGATATGCAGGACACCATCTCGTATGGCGTTCTCGACCCTGCGGCCTTCAGTCAGGATGGAGGCCCTTCGATTGCCGAGAGAATGGCAGGCGGTCTGCCGTCGAGACCGGGAGCCACCTTCCGCAAGGCCGACAACAAGCGCGTGCCGCATCGTGGGGCGATGGGCGGCTGGGACCAGCTTCGCGGGAGACTGACCGGCGACGAAGACGGACGGCCCATGCTGCTGTTCTTCTCGACTTGCATCCACACGATCAGGACGTTGCCGGCGCTCCAGCACGACGACGTGAACCCGGAAGACCTGGACACGTCGCAGGAAGACCATGCGGCCGACATGGTGCGCTACGCCTGCATGTCGCGTCCTTGGATCAGAAAGGCTCCAGAGGAGCCGAAAGCCATTCCGCGAGGCATGGTGCCGCTGCCGGCGATGCCAGACCACGGCGGAACGACGAGGATCAGGATTTGATCGAAGACGACGACGATCTGCCGGCAGACGAGGCGAGCGCCGATGATATCACGCTCTCTCGCAAGCCGAAGTCATCGAAGCCATGGCTCTCCCTGATCGATCGTCAGGACAAGGCCGGTTTCGAAGACTGGCAGGAGAAATGCTCGAGCATCGAGAAGCGCTATGCCGATCTTGAGCGGCTGGCTTCTATCTCGCGCAGTCGCGATTTCCAGATATTCTGGGCCAACGTCGAGGTCCTGAAGCCTTCCATGTATTCCCGGCCGCCGGTGCCGGTGGTGACGCCGCGCTTCCGTGATCGGAAGCCAGTGCCCCGCGCCGCGTCCGAGTTGCTGGAGAGGGCGACTGTCGTCGCGTTCGAGCGGGAAGACATAGACGGCATCATGCGCGCCGTGCGCGACGACCTCGCGCTGATCTCCCGTGGCGTGCCGTGGGTTCGGTACGAGGCGAAGAGTAGGGACGGCAAGCTTTCCGAGCGCTGCTGCATCGACCATGTGAACCGTCGCGACTTCGCGCACGAGCCGGCCCGCGAATGGAAGGAAACGGGCTGGGTCGGAAAGCGCTCCTGGATGACGCGCAAGGAGATGCGCAAGCGGTTCAAGGAGGCGTCGGGGAACGCTTACCGGGATGCGCAGTTCGAGCGCCAGCGCGACGACAAGAACAAGACCGACGGCTCACTGAAGGCCGGTGTTTGGGAAATCTGGTCGAAGACCGAGAACAAGGTCGTGTGGGTGACGCCCGGCGTCGACGTGGTGCTGGACGAGGACAAGCCGCACCTTCAGTTGGAAGACTTCTTTCCCTGCCCGAAGCCGGCATACGGCACCGTCCAGCGCAACAGCCTGATCCCGGTGCCGGATTACCTGTTCTACAAGGACCAGGTCGAGGAGATTTCCGAACTGACGGCGCGCATCTCGGCGCTCGCGGAATCGCTTCGGCTGCGCGGTTTCTATCCGGCCGGCGCCGGCGAGATCGCCGATGCCGTGGAGACGGCGGTCAAGTCGACCAGCGACCGGCAAATACTTGTGCCGATCAGCAATTGGGCGATGTTCGGCGGCGGCGCGGCCAAGGACGCGATTGTCTGGCTCCCGCTCGACATGGTGGCGACCACGATCACGCAGCTTGTGGCGCTGCGCCGCCAGTTGATCGAGGATGTCTATCAGATCACCGGCCTTTCGGACGTGATGCGCGGTGCCACGGATGCCAAGGAGACGGCGACCGCGCAGACGTTGAAGTCGCAATACGGCTCGGTCCGCATCCGCGATCGTCAGAACGAGCTTGTCCGGGTGGCGCGCGACGTTGCGCGGATCGTCGCGGAGATCATGGCCGAGAATTTCAGTTCCAAGACCCTGCTAGACATGGCGCAGATGGAGTTTCCGACGGACGCCGAGATCGCCAAGCAGGTCAAGGCGCTGGAGAAGGCGGCGCAGCAGACAGAGCAGGAGCTTCAGCGGGCGCAGGCTGACCCCGAGGTCATGCAGATGGCCCAACAGAACCCTGAACAGGCCCAACAGGTCATTAGCCAGGCGCAGGCTCAGATCGCGCAGTCCCGGGAACAGGCGGCGAAACTCAAGGAAAGCGTGACGATAGAGCAGGTCATGGACCTGCTCAGGGATCAGCGTATCCGGCCTTTCGTTCTGGACATCGAGACGGACTCGACGATCCAGCCGGACGAGGATGCCGAAAAGCAGCGTCGGACGGAGTTCCTGACGGCGTTGAGCGGCGTACTGATGCAGCTTGGCCCGATGGTGCAGCAGCAGCCCGAATCTGCACCGTTTGCAGCCGAGGTGCTGAAGTTCGCCACCTCGCCGTTCCGTGCCGGCCGTCAGCTTGAGGGCGCGATCGAGGAATTCGCGGAAAAGATGAAGGCCATGGCGGGACAGCAGCGCCCCGATCCGCGCGCGGCAGCGGCCGAGGCCGACGCCAAGGCCAAGCAGGAGGAACGCTCCGCCGACATGGCGATGAGGCAGGAGGAGCATCAGTTCAAGATGGACGAGCTTCGTCAGCAGGCCGCGAACCGACAGATGGAGATCGAGGCGAAGCAGCAGGCCGACGCAACGACGAACCGTCAGGAGCTTGGCGTCAAGCTGGTCGAACAGGGCCTTCCGCCGGACTATTCGCTGGAGACGGTCGCTGGCATGAATGCCGTCCAGCAGCAGCGCACTGACGCTCTACTGGCAGAGTTGGCGGCCAGCCGGCAGGCCATGGCGCTGCATACCGATGCCGTCATCCGCTCGACGCAGGCGATGACACAAGCCGTCACGTCGGCACTCACCGCGCCGAAGATGATTATCCGCGACGGTGAAGGCCGTCCGGTCGGGGTGCAGACAGTATGATTGATGGGCTGTTCTTGCCGGGGCAGTTGGTGCAGTTCGGAGGCGGCATTCTGCCGACCGTCTTGCTCAGTGATACGCCGGCAGCGGAGTATTCGTTCAACCTGACCTCTGGCGACTCCGGCTTTGGAGCTTACGGCTACAACTCGCCAGAAGATATCCTTGGCGTTGGCCCTTTCGGCTCGATTGATGCGGAGCCAATTCCGGGGGCGTCAATGTTGATCTTCGTGGACGGGATCGGGGTCATCGGGTTCACCGGAGACCAGATGGCGGTGCTCGCCGGGAAAACCGTGTGGGTCGATGGCGTTGAATACCCCTTCGATAACGACTGGGAGTATGATGAGGGGGAAGACGCCACGGCTGGCCAGTGGCTTGACGGCGGACCATCGCTTCCCGTTCGCCCTGAACTTTACGCCGTCAAGATCAAGTAGATGCGCATCCCCTCCGGCATCGCTGACCAATATCTGTATTTCGTCGCGGTCGATGAGACCGACCTGAAGACGCGGGAAACCGGACTGTCGGCGTTCACGGTCTATCGATCGCGGAATGGCGGTGTGGCGGCGGCTTATACCACGCCGACCGTTGTTGAACTGTCCTCGTCCAACATGCCGGGCATCTACGCGCTGCTCTTGGACGAGGATATGACGGTCGACGCTGGCGACGATAGCCAGGAGGTATGCTTGCATATCACGGCGGCGGGTATGGCGCCGGTGACACGGGTATTCGAGCTGTACCGGCGCGATGTCACGTCGGGGCGCACGCTGTCCGTGGAAAGCGACGGGGGTCTGACGGCGCTGCCATGGAATGCGGCATGGGATGGCGAGGTGCAGAGCAACGCGGCGGTCGCGCTGGCTGCCTACGACCCGCCGACCAAGGCCGAACTTGACGCGGCGGTCGCGCCGCTCGCCACGGCCTCGGACCTTTCCGGCCTAGCTACCGGTGCCGATCTCGCCGCGGTCGACGGCGTTGTGGACGCGATCAAGGCCAAGACTGATGGCCTGTCGTTCGGCGTCGCCGGCAAGGTCGATGCGAACATCACGCACGTGAACGAGACGGAGGTGACGGGCAACGGATCGCTCGGTAACGAGTGGGGCCCGGCCTGATGGCGCTCGGCGACGTTTGGGGCAACAGTTGGGGCGATAGTTGGGGCGCCTATTGGCGCTCGGCGGAAGAGCCGCCAACGCCGCCGGCCGTCCGCTTCCAGATGATCGACATCGTCGACGGCGAAGATCGGCGGATTTCCCGCCGCGATCGGTCGTCGGCGCTGCGCAAGAACCTGCGCGATGCGGTCAAAGCCGTGTCGGCGCGCACCGCAAAGGGTGAACCGGTCGAAGTCCCGCCCGTCGAGGTGGTGCATGTGCCTGCGCCCGAACGTCCTGCAATACAGCCGGCGACGAATGTCGTCTTCCTGCCGTTTCCGGTAGTCAAGGAGCCTGCCTTTGACGAAGAAATCGCAATCCTGCTGATGGCCGCCTGATGCCTTCGGTTGTTGTCGTAGATCAGGGCGGCATTCCTGTCGTCAACACGCCCCTCGGCGCGCCCATGACGGTGGCGAGCAACGGATTCGGCGTGGCTGTCACCATCGCGGCGAACGGGTTTGGGACGCCGGTTTACCTGCTGAACGAGAACGGTACGCCTTGGACAGCCTACGACCCCGACGCATCCACCCTGTTCGCCCGCTTCACGACGCCGCCAACCGATGCTCGCAAGACGCTGATCAGCAACCTGATCATCGCGCTGAAGGCGGCCGATGTCTGGTCCAAGCTCGATGCCTTCTATGTCATGGCCGCCCATGATGCCCAAGCCGCACGGCAGAACTGGATTCGAGATGCATTCAACCTGACGGCAGTATCCAGCCCGAGTTTCACGGTTGATCGCGGATACGCCACGAACGGGACGACCAGCTATCTCAACACCGGTTACACGCCAGCGACGGACGGAGTGAATTTCACGCAGAACGCCGCCTCTCTTGGCATCTGGTCCAGGGAGGACAGCGTCAATACCGGCAACGATATCGGCGGACGCGAGGGTGCAACCTCTCGCCAGACCGCCATCATCCTGCGGCCCACGACAACCACTCTGCATGCCCGCATCAATCTCGGCAATGCCAACGGGTCGATCGCCAGCAACTCGTCTCTCGGATTTTTCGTTGCAAGCCGGGACGATGCAAGCACTATCCGCACCTATCGCGATGGCTCCCTTCTCGGCACGGGTTCGTATGCGTCAACCGACCCATCGCCTCAACCGCTATTCATCGGGGCTTCGAACACTAACGGCACTGCCACGGCATTCCAAGCACGGGAATATGCAGCGTCTATGGCCGGCGCGAGTCTCGATGCCGCACAGAACGCCAACCTCTACGCCGCACTGAACACGTACATGCAAGCCGTAGGAGCCGCATGATGGCCGTCACGAACTATTTCATCCTGACCGACACCGAAAGGAATGCGGCTGCGTCCTTTGACAACGAGAATGTCGCGCTCGGTGCACGCGCCGTGGACAATGGTTCGCCTGGCGTCGGGCTGAACCTGAACGACAATGCGAGCGACTACGATCCGGGCGAGGCGGTGGCCCTGACGGGCAAGTTCGTCTGTTCCAAGCGTATTGTGGATGACGATCAGTACCAGACCTATGCACCGGCGATGGTCGCATATCTACTGGACAAGCCATTCGCGATGCTGGAGCCGGAAACCATCTTCGCGCCACAGGAACTCTGAGACGGTCAGATGTACGACTGGTTCACACTGGACGACGGTCGCTCGATCTACCGAAAGGCCGAGTCGGACCGACCCAAGCGCTCTGATCTGCCTTGCCCCATGATCATGTCGGACACGATGGAGCCGGTCCAGTCGATGCTGGACGGCAAGATGTACGACAGCAAGGCACGGTTGCGCCGCACGTATAGGGATGCCGGCGTGGTGGAGGTCGGCAACGATCCGGCCCGCCTGCGTCCGCGCCAGCGGCCGAAACCTGACAAGAAGGCCATCCGCGAAACGGTGGAGAAGGCCTCGGCTCGCTTCAATCGCGGCGAGCGCGCTTCCACGCCCTAAAACCACGCATTCCCTCAGACGGAGTCATGCCCATGTCCGACGACCTCGCCGGCAGCGCTTCCGCGCCTGCCGATACCACCGACGTTTCCACGCCGAACCCCATCACCACGGAGCCTCAGAAGCTTCCCGATCCGAAACCTGCCGATGAAGGCAAGGGCAAGGATGGCGAGGAGGCCATCAAGCCGACCTCGACGCGGGACGCACTGAAGAATGCCGCCGCCAAGGTCGCCGAGAAGACCAAGGGTGAGGATGACGGCAAGAAGCCCGCGCCAGTCGACACCGTCAAGGCGGAAAAGCCGGTCGAACAGCCGAAAGCGAAGGAAGAACCGGCGAAGGTCGATGCGCCGAAAGACCAGCCGGCCAAGGTCCAGACGGACGCGGCGGACAAACCGGAGCCGGTGCAGCCCGACACGAAGAAGCCGCATCATCAGGCTCCCGTCCGCTTCAAGAGCGATACCGCCGCAATGGCGGAATGGGATAATGCGCCGGACTCGGTGAAGGCTGCGGTCCACCGCACCGTGCGCGAGCTGGAGGCGGGCATCGAGAAGCACCGCGCTTCGGCCGAGGCATTCGAGCAGGTCAAGGATTTCGACGATCTGGCGAAGCGGAACAACACGTCCCTGCGCGACGCCATGACCCGCTACACCAATCTGGAGAGGACGCTTCTCACCGATCCGATCCGGGGCATTCAGGAAGTCTGCGCCTATGCCGGCGTGTCCTTCCGCGACCTCGCCGCTCATGTGATGGGCATGAAGCCGGATCAGGTGCAGTCGCAGAACGATGCGACGATCCGGGAGCTTCGCGGCGAGATTGCCGGGCTGAAGCAGCAGCTCGGCGGCGTGACGAACTCCATCGGCCAGCAGCAGCGGTCTGCGGTAGACCAGACAATTCAGGATTTCGCGTCCAGCCATCCCCGGTTCGAAGAATTGGCGGACGACATCGCCCTCTTGATCGAAAGCAAGAGGGCCAAGGATTTGGCCGAGGCATACAGTCTGGCGGAACGGCTCAACCCCGCCCCGGACGCCCCGGCCCCTGCGGCGCCTCAGACGCGCACAAACCCCGACCTTCAGGCTCAGACCCTGAAAGGATCGAAATCCATCACTGGCGCGCCTTCGCCCGGCTCAGACCCGGCGGCGAAGCGAGCGCCATCCACGTCAATCAAGGATTCCATCCGGCGCGCGGTGAACCGCGTCGGCTGATCCTCGTCATAGGAGGGCCAGATGGCTCTGACGAACGTCGAAAAGAACCAGGAGATCCTGTCTCTGGCGCTGGAGGAGCGTTCCTCCGGCTACCAGGACCTGGTTTCCAACTCGAATGCGCTGCTGAACGTGCTCAAGCGTAAGGGCAAGTTCAAGGAGTATTCGGGTCCGCGCATCCGCGAACGCCTGCTCTACAACAAGACGGGCTCCGCTGTCTGGTACAGCGGGTTCGACTTCCTGAACCCGGTGCCGGTCGAGCTGTTCAACGATGCCGAGTACACGCCCAAGATGGTGGCCGTCGCCGTTGTTCTCTCCAACGAGGAGATTCTGAACAACGAAGGCGAAAACCAGATCATGGACGTGATGGAGGCCCACATCGCAGCCGCCGAAAGCGAGCTGGAGGATGAGGTCGATATCTCGCTCCATGGCAACGGAACGCGCTTCGGCGGCAAGGAACTCGGTGGGCTTCAGCTCTCCGTTCCGACCGTGGTCAACTCCGGCACCTATGCCGGCATCGACCGCGGAACGCAGCCCGCATGGCGGACCTCCGTGTTCGATGCGCAGACGGCGTTTCCGACGCTCGGAACACAGGTCACGTCGACCACGATCCGCCCGATGCTCAACTCGATCATGACGCAGCGCTCGCGCGGCAAGAAGTCCGCCGATCTCCTGCTCATGTCGCCCGAGCACTATGCGGCCTACGACGCGGCCACCGTCGCGATCCAGCGCATCAGCGATACCTCTTCGCTGGGCAAGCTGGGCTTCATGTCGCTGAAGTATTTCGGCGCGGGCCGCCAGGCCGAGATCGTCCAGGAGGGCGGCATCGGCTCCAACATGCCGGCGAACACGACCTACGGTCTGGACACCGACAATCTGTGGCTCCGGTATCACCCGGAACGCAACTTCAACAAGATCGGCAAGGCGATGATGCCGATCAACCAGGACGCCAGTGTCCAGTACATCGGCTTCATGGGTGAACTGACGATGACCAATCCGCTGTTCCAGTGGAAGCTCATCGATTCCAACCCGTCGGCGTAATGGAGGGCCGAAAAGATGGCATATGTTTTCCACACGCCCCACCTCGGCATGCAGCCGATCGCTGCGACGCTTCCGGCATCTTCGGCGGCCGGGCGCTCCACCCCCGGTCCCTGGCTCGGCGATGTACACCGCGCACAGGACCCCGTCTACGGCACTGGCGAGTTCATCTATCTGAAGGGCGCCGCCAATACCGAAGTCGGTTCGTGGGTGCTCTACAACCCCGACGACTGGTCGACCTCGCTGCTTGCGGCGAACGACATCGGCTCGGTCGCCGTCGCCATGTCCGCGAACCTGGCCAACCAGTACGGCTGGTATCAGATCAAGGGCAAGGCGATCGGGAAGGCGCTGACGGGCTTCGTCGACAATGCGAACGTCTATTCCACCTCGACGGCCGGCTCGGTCGATGATGCGGTGGTGGCCGGCGATCGTGTGAAGAACGCCAAGGGTGCGTCTGCGGTCGGTACGCCGTCCGCCGGCCTCGCCGAGTTCGAGATCGACCGTCCGTTCGTCGACGACGCGCTCGCGGCCTGATCGGCATAGCGGCGGGGCTCCGGCTCCGCCGCTTTTTCTTCCCGCACCTTCTCAGACAAGGAGTTCGCCGCCATGAGCGCGAATAGCAATCTCGTCACCGTCATTTTCCGCAATCACGTCCTGCCGGACGAACAGGCAAGCCTCAAGGCCGGGCGACCGATCTTCTCCGACATGGAGGTCTGCGACATCTATTTCGCGGCCAACCGCCAGACCAAGGCAACTTTCCCGGCGCATGACGCCGAACCCAACGCCACGCGTGAGGCCGCCAAGGAAGGCAAGGGCGTCGTCACCTATGCCATGCTCTACAATGAGCAGTACAAGGCCTTCAAGAACGGCGAGGCGCAGCCGCTGAGCGGTACGCCGCTGTCTGAGGCTCCATTCCTCACCGAGGCCAAGCGCCGTGAGCTGAAGGCGCTGAACGTCCACACCGTCGAAGCCCTGGCTGGTCTGGACGGAACCCCGCTGAAGCAGATCGGCATGGGCGGTCGCGAGTTGAAGAACAAGGCGCAAGCCTATCTGGACGCCGCCGCCGGCTCCGCCGATGTGACGCATCTGGCCGCCGAGAACACCATGCTCAAGGACCAGATCGCCGCGCTTCAGCAGCAGATGGCCGAGTTCGTGCAGATCACGAAGTCCGGCAAGCTGCCCGAACCGGCTCCCTCGACCGAAGGTGTTGACGCAACGCTCGACGAGCCTGTGCCGTCGAACGACGTCGACTATGCGTCCTGGACCGATGAACAGCTCAAGGAGTTCATCGAGCAGGAGACGGGCAATAGGCCCAAGGGCAACCCGAGCCACAAGACGCTGGTCGCGGCGGCCGAAGAGCTGGCGCAGGGCTGATCCATGACCATCTTGAGCGTGATCAAAGAGGTATCGGTCGTCGTGGGGCTCAATGTCCCCGACACCGTATACTCGCAGACGGATCGCGAGTGGGTCGAGATGCAGGCGCTTGCCAATGAAATGGCGCAGCGCATCGCTTTCGACACGCGCGACTGGACCGCGCTCAAGGTACTCGGCACGCTCACCGGCGATGGGGCTGCGGAGGCATTCAACCTGCCTTCGGACTACAGGCGCATGCTGAAAAAGGCGCAGCTCTGGCCGTCCTCAAGCCCCTACGCCCCGCTCATGCACTATCCAGACAGCGACGTTTGGCTCGGCCTGTCGGTGCAGAACTACCAAAGCCTGATCGGCTCATGGACGATGGTCGGCAACCAAGTCCTGATCAAGCCGGTGATGGCGAATGCGGCGACGGCCAAGTTCTACTATCTGACCAAGAACATCGTCGCCGACAAGGATGGAATCCTGAAGGCCTGGTTCGATGCGGATGACGACACATACCGCCTGGATGAGCGCGTTCTGAAGCTCGGCATGATCTGGCAATGGAAGGCGAACAAGGGCCAGGCCTACGCCGAGGACATGGCGACCTATGAGGATGCGTTGGCATCGGCTAGCGGCGCGGACAAGGGTTCGAACATCCTTGCCGTCGGCAGGCCGCGCTATCCGGCCGGCGTCGAGCTGGCGTTTCCCGGAGTGATCGTGCCATGAGGCAGGGCTTTCGCAGGATGCCCGTGGCGCAGCCGGCGCAGCAGAAGCACCGGACGCACACCTTCGCCGCGCCGATCCGGGGCAAGATATCCAACGAGAACCTTGCCGCTTCGGGTCCGCAGGGGGCGAAGGTCCTGCAAAACTGGTTCCCGACCTCCACCGGCCTGCGCATGCGAGCCGGTGCGCTGAAGAAGGCCACCATCGGCAGCGGGCCGGTCGTCAGCATGATGGCCTATGACGGGTCGGCCGGGCGGTTCATGTTCGCGGCCAGCGACAGTGCCATCTATGACGTGACGACGCCGGCCGATCCCGTCACGCCCCCGACGCCTTCGGTTTCCGGGCAGACCAGCGGATACTATTCCTACGTGCAGTTCGCGACGGCGGGTGGCGATTTCCTGTCCGCCGTCAACGGGACGGATGCGCTCCAGCAGTTCGATGGCACGTCGTGGTCATCGGTCGCGAACTTCACCAATATCGACACCGACAAGCTTTCGCAGGTGTGGGCATACCGCAACCGGCAATTCTTCGTGCAGAAGAACAGCCTCGTGGTGTGGTTCCTGCCGGTCGATTCGATATCCGGGACGGCGCTGGATTACTCCCTGGCCGGCGTGTTCCAGAAAGGCGGCTCCATCGCCTTCGGTGCGACGTGGTCCTTCGACGCCGGTGACGGTATCGACGACAAATGCGTGATCGTCTCCACCAAGGGAGAGGTAGCGGTCTACGAGGGCGGCAATCCCGGCGACCCGAACGACTGGAACCTTGTCGGCCGCTATGACATCTCGCCGCCCATGGGCCATCGCTGCACAATGCAGGCCGGCGGCGAACTGATGATCGGCATGGAGGACGGCATCGTCCCGATCAGCGAGGCGATCACCAAGGATCGCGCCGCGCTGTCGATGTCCTCCGTCACCCGTGCGGTTGAGCCGGATTGGCGCCAGGAGGTGGCCAACCGACGCACCCTGCCATGGGAGATCGTGAAATGGCCGCTCAAGAACATGGGCATCGTGTCGCTGCCCGCGACGGCCGGGCAAGACCTTCTCTGCTTCGTCGTGAACCTCGAAACCGGGGCATGGGCGGATTTCACGGGATGGGATACCCGCTGCCTCGTCGTACATGAGGACTGGGCCTATTTCGGCACGTCGGACGGCAAGGTCATGCAATGCGAGGTGGGCGGGACCGATGACGGTCAGCCCTACGTTTGCACCTATGTCGGGCTGTTCGAGCACCTTCGGGCGATGGGCGCCAACAAGATCGTCCACATGGCCAGAACGGTGTTCCTCGCCGGCCGCGCCTTCCTGCCGAAGCTGTCCATGTCGGTCAACTATCAGGTCCGTTTGCCGTCGGCCCCGCCTTCAACGCCGAACTCGGCCAGCCTCGATGAGTGGGATACAGGCCTGTGGGACGTG